GCCGGATACCCACGCGTTGCCGGATTGGTCAAGGTTGCTTTCCTTCTCAATCCATCCGCCCTTTTCGCCCGCGCCAACGTTGCCAAACGCGATCAATGCGCGGATGCGGTACAGCGTGTGGCCAAATACAACCTTTGTTTCTGCGGTAAGTTCATACTTATTCATTGCTCTTTCTCCTTGTGTTGCTTAAAATTCAAGTTCTTCGATACGCTTCCGGGCCGCTGCAAGTTTTTCTTCCGCTTCGTCGGCGCGTTTTTTTTCGTAGTCGATGCGCCATTGCATGCGCTCGATTTCCTCCGAAAGAATCCTTACAACTGTATTACTTGTTTTTGCATCCATCGTTTGTGCTCTCCTTTTCCTTTATTTCAATGGTGACGTTAACGCCCATCCGGTGGGCGTGTAGTTTAATGAGGGTTTCCCACGCTCTAACCGCATTCATAAGGCAAACCCCAAGCAGATAAACAGATACATGAGGATAAATGCCGCAAACACCTTGCCAAGCAAGACGGCGAAAAATGCGATTGATCCGGGGCGGATTTTGTAACGTTTCATGCGGGGCTCCTTTCGATGAGTGAATTTAAAATACGCTTAAAGTGGATCGCTACATAAAATTTTTAGGTAGTCATAAGGGACGGCGTACAATTCGCACATGTTGGCCAATTTGTCGGCGGGCGGATAATTGTAGCCTTTTTCCCACCTTGCCAACGTCTTATTGCTAACACCGATCCTTGCTGCTGCTTCCTTTTGCGTGTATCCGGCATTAACCCTTGCGGCTTCCAACGATATTTTTAACACTCTAACACCTCCGTTAATCCCCTTCGGGAGTAATGAAAATCCCCTTGAAGTGGATTTCTGATATCATAATACTATCCTAAAATAATTTTGTCAATCCCCAAAAAGAATATTTTTTCTCTTTTTTATTTACTTTATGGGTATCGTGGTGTACAATATGTTCTGTAAAGGGGTGATATATATGAATGGATTAGGGAATAAAGAAATCATGGCCAAGAATTTGGCATATTATGTTAAGGAGTCCGGGAAGACGCAAAAAGATATAGCGGAAGTAATCAACGTTCCAACTTCAACGTTTAATGCATGGATGAAGGCGCAGAAATACCCCCGCATTGATAAAATCGAAATGTTGGCAAATTATTTCGGTATCTTGAAATCTGATTTAATAGAGGATAAAACGGAGATACAAAAAAACAATGATGCTATTGCAAACATCATTGTGAGAATGAGGGCCGATGATGATTTTTTATCTTTGTGCGTAATGCTTAACAAAATGGATGGTGCGAAGATCGCAGGCGTTAAGCAAATGTTATCGGCTTTTGATAAGTAAAGTAAAAATGAGGTCGAGAAGCTGTAAATCTTCACTTTCCAAAAGTAATTTTGTTATGGCTTGTATGTATTCTTCTTTCACGGTTCCACAACCTTTGCGAATTTGTACGCGGGAACGTGCGTTCCTGTCGTCTGAATTTATTGTATATTAAAGCAATTCACGCCTGCAATGGTAAATAATGTCGCAGAATTGACAATTAAGAGGTAACGCAATGAAAGAGTATCACAAGGCGGAATTAAGGGCGGCTTTGCTGCGCGGAGATATGAAAAGAGCACTTTTCTTTCAAATGCAGCTTGACGAAAAATACCAATCAGATTTAAGACAATATTATGATTTTGTGGATAAAGTCGAACAGCAATATTCCACTGTGCATAATATGGGCGCATGGAGCGGCCCGAATGCAAACCGGCTTGAATTGCTTTGTAAACGCAATATAGGCATGGCCGAGGGGCTTAAAGATAGATGGGTAAAATATAAACAGCCGTTACCGAGGATTCCGGCATATCAACGCCTTGCAATGCTGTATGAGAAGCAAGAAAAATATTTCGATGCCGCGAACATTTGCATGATTGCAATACAAGACGGATTTTCAAAGGATAGTACAAATAGCGGAATGCGCGGGAGATTGGCGCGGATGGTTAAAAAGGGGAAGTTGCAAGCAACGCCGGAAATGTTGCGCGAATTATCAAAACTAACATAAGGAGAGAAAGAACAATGAACAATTATAATCTACCACCAACATATTTAAATAATAACGATACTGTATTAAGGGCCGCTTTATATATCCGCGTATCCACGGCAGAACAGGCCATGCACGGTTATTCCATCGAAGCACAAAAGGAATACCTTACCGCATACGCAAAAGAACACAAAATGCGAATTGTGGGCGTTTATGCCGATGAAGGAAAAAGCGCGTCCAAACTTTTATACAAGCGGAAAGAATTATTGCGCATGATCGACGACATGGAAGCCGGGAAAATTGACGTGATTTTATTTAAAGATATTACCCGTTGGAGCCGGAACACGTCGCATTACCATAAAATACAGGATAGAATTGACGCGGCGGGCGGTTATTGGGTGGCCGTGCAGCAACCTTATTTAGAGACAAAAACACCGACGGGCCGTTTTCAAGTTACAGTTATGTTGGGAAATGCCCAATTGGAAGCCGAGCAAACAAGCGAAAGAATAAAATTCGTCAACGCTTCCCGCATCCCGAAAGGCGGCGTTCCGTATGGTGCAAGATCCTGCCCGTTTGGTTATACGGTCGAAGAAGTGGACGGCGTAAAAAGGATGGTAAAAGACAAGACAGAGGAACACATGGTAAACGCATTTTTCGAACACTTCCAAGCAACGGGAAGCCTTCGCGGGTCTGTGAGGTTCCTTGCAGAAACATACGGCTTTAAGCTGCAAGAGACAAGCGCACGCCGGTTGATGCGTAACACGTTATATAAGGGTGAATTTAAGGGCGTGCAGGGGTATTGTGAGCCGTACATTACACCGGAACAATTCGATTCAATTACCCGGTTATTAGAAAAACGGTCATACACATCAAACACGAACACGGGTAATCATGTTTATATCTTTTCCTCCCTTGCGCGTTGCGCGGAATGTGGTTCCACGCTTTACGTTTTCAGAAGTAATCCGCGAAACGGAAAAAACTATATTTATTATCGTTGCAAAAACTATACCATGTACAAACGATGCACGCATAGCAAAGGAATACTTGAAAGCAAATTAGAAAAATGGCTGCTTGAAAATATCGAAGATGAAATGAACAAATACATGCAGGCCGTGGAAGTCGAAAGTAAGCCGCAACCGGATGCAGCCAAAAAAAGAAAATCCATTGAACGTAAAATAAAAAACTTGCGTGAATTGTACATTGACGGGGATATTGACAAGGCGGAGTATATGCGGCGCAAAGAAGAATACCAAACGCAGCTTGCAGCATTGCCGGAGGTTAAACAACGGGATACAAAGCACATAGAGGAATTTCTAAACAGCGATTGGCGGGCATTATATGAAGGGCTCGAACCAATTGAAAAAAGGGTGTTTTGGCGGTCTATCCTTGAATCAATCACGATTGACAACAGCCAAAACATAACCCCTAATTTTTTTTGATGTGTGTTGTTTACTTTCAACACACCCCGGACGGAGATTGCCGAAAGGTAAAAACATTAAAAGGAGCCTATACAATGAAATATTCAGACAAGGTGAACATATTGATTGATTTATATTTGCATGGACAAATTGACAAAGAGGATTATATCAGAATAAGAAAGTCAATTGAACCCATTACCATAAAGTTACATGCAGCCATCAAGGATCAACGCAAAGAAAAATAAAAAAGAGGGCCGGGAAATTACCCGGCCCTTTCTTATGGATTTGCAATCAACAATCGCGCATAATCCAATATGGCATTATATGCGCCCACCAATGTTTCCCGGTTAACCTCCGCGTCAACCTTTGCCTGCTCGTTATCGCAATCAACGAATCGTTCCCCGAAGCATTGCAAAAGAAAATACAATCCTTCCATATGTTGCCTTTCTCCACGGTGCCGCCGTAGTCGGTTTTTTATTTTTATTGTTGATTTTCTGTAAACTTTTCCCTATAATAATGATAATTTCCGGTCAATACAACAGCAATACGCAAATATGGAAAAATCAATACCACTTTTGCAAAGCGCGTTTTTTGCGTGTTCGCAAGCGAATTGCACGCCGGAAAATACACTTGCACGGAAGGAAAAACGATTGCATGGACAGCAAACAGCCCTTGCACGAACAGTTAAAAGCAATGAAAGTCGCCGCGCACATGACGTTGCATCAAGTTTCCGAGGGAAGCGACGGCGTGCCGGAATCCACAATAAGCCGCATACTTTCGGGAGAAACGGACAGGCCAAGTTTTGACGTTGTGGCCCGAATCGTTAAGGCTATGCATGGATCACTTGACGTTATAGCCGGAATAGAAAAGCCGAGCCACGCGGCGGAGGATGCGAAACTTCGGGAGAGGTTGGAACACGCGGAGAAGGTCGCGGCATTGGCGCAAGAGCGCGCGCAGTATATGAAAAAATGGCTTGTTGCGTTGTTTTCCGCTTTTTGCGTTCTTGTTGTTGTAATAGTCGTTGTTTTGATCCTTGACAAACTTAACGGTGATTGGGGATATTTTCGCCATTAAATAAAAAAGGCGGGGAAGGGCGCGGGCCCTTCCCCTTTTTCATTTACTCGCTAAGTCTAAGCACAGCCGCTTCGATGGCCGCGTTTACTGCTTCCATGTCGGCGGTGTATCCGCGTTCCTCCAAGAACGAAACAACGTAGGCTTTCTTTTCTTCGCCGCGCTTGCTGCCTTCATAAAGTTTTTCGGCGGCATCCACGGCAATGTTTACCCAAGTAAGCATTTTTGCCTGCTTCTTTTCGTCCACGTTTGCCTTGATCCACGGAATAAGAAACGTAGAAATAAGGATGGCAACAAGGGCAATGAGCGCGTTAAAAAGTGGTGTAAGGTTAATCATTCGGTATAGTCCTCGCTTTCGTCATAATGGCATTTGGTTTTTGTGATTTTGATTCCCGCAAGGGCCGCCAATTCGACGGCCCAAAAAGCAAACCAACACGTCGTTAACGTGCTAGAAATTTCGGTCTGCGTCATGAATTGCAAGACAAAAGCCGCGCCGGTGTAAAGCACTACGCTAACCACGGCAGCGGCTACAATGATTTTTGATGTTTTCAACGGGATCACCTTTCAATGATATTGTCGGACAATTCTTTGCGTACAGCCTTTAAGGTTTCAACGCCGTTTCCGTCAATTTCGTGATTGACAAGGGCAAACAGGGCCTTGAGAACAATTTGATTCGTTTCTTCTTGCCTTGCCCTGTTCTTTTCGATTTTTGCAAACTGTCTTTCCGCGTCTTTTTCGTGTGCTGCTTCATCCGCTTCCAAAGCGTCCACGCGTTCCCGCACTTTGAGCATTGGGGATATAATGGTTTTAATTGCGTTGATGCCGCTCGCGATTACGGCAAGGCCGCCAAGCGTTGCGGCCATCCATGCCCACCATTCCATGTTTAACCCCTCCATTTTCCACCAAGCGCGGTAATGGTGTTTTTTCCGGCTTTGCCGTCAACGTCAAGGCCCTTGCTTTTCTGATAGGCTTTTACGGCCGCCGCGGTAATAGGGCCGAAAGTACCATCATCATCAACGGCTTTCAGCTTGCCGCCGATCAATACCGTTTTGAAGCCTTCATCAATAAGGCGGGCTTGAAGTTCGCGCACATCCGCGCCGCTCTGCATGGGCTTATCTTCTTCGTATTTGAGAACACGGGAAACCGTCCACGCCTTTTCGGTCGTTTCCTTCCCGTAATCCACAGCGGAAAGCAAGCCCCACTTTTTCCATTTCTGCGTTGAAAGTTTCGATTTAACAACGCCGTAATCGGTGCCGCGTGCTTCGATTACCCAACCATTACCGATGTAAACGCCAATGTGGCCGGATTTCCAAACCACGGCCCCCGGCGTTTCCGGGATGGTGGAAATGGGGCCAGTTTTCGTACAGCGGGAGTTAATGAAATCGTTTGCGGTGGAATCCTTATAACGGGGCACGCCGACGCGCACAGCGTTAACAATAAGGCCGCTGCAATCCTCCACAACACGGCCGTACCATTTGGCGCATTTCTGTGTAAAGTATGCCTTTTTCGTCATAAGAAGGCGCATGCCGGGCGGGATGCTGCGGCCATTGGCGGCCCATCGTGCCGCAAGGTCGGCCGTGTATTTTTCGCCCTGTCCGCCGTAAACGTAGCCGTGGCGGTTCCTGCCGCCCATGATGCCGGAATATAGCGTTTCAATTTTGCCGTCAAGATCGGCGGCGTTATAACAGTAATCAAGGAATGATTTAACCGGCGTTTTGCTCATTCTTTCCACGCTCCTTTTCGTTGATTTCTTTTGCAACGTCTTCGATTTTCTGCATGGCCGCAAGCATCCTTGTAAGGTCTTCACGGCCGGAACAACGCACGCCGTTTAACATGTTGAGCGCGTCAATTAGTTTCTGCACCATTGTTTATCATCCTTTCCTTTAGCTGTTTCACTTCACGAATAAGCAAGGCAATAATACTGTTGTACTTAATACCCTTTACGGTTCCGTCGTCGTCGTAATAGCATAAATCCGGGGCCAGTTTTTCAAGGTCTTCCGCAAGCAATCCGAGCCCCTTTTCATTGTCGCTGTTATATCGAAACTGAATGGGCTGCAACGCATCAAAAATATTGTAGTCGTTACCAAGCGGCGAAATATCATGCTTTACCCGCTTTGTGGAAGATCCCGTTGCGCTGTAAAGTTGCGACAGCTTAACGCTGGTTTTATACACCATGCCGCTACTGCTGCCGATTGACATTACCAAATCACTTGCATATGCGCTTGAATTTGTGGCCGTTGCGACGTCGGCAATTTTCAAGCCCCTTGAAGGTTGGCTTGCGCTTGCGCTGCCAATAACCATAGTGCCGGATACGCGGGCCGCGCTTCCGGCGTTTATAGTTTCCGCCGTGACATTATCGGCCGTTACTGTGTCAATTGTTAACGTGTCGTAGATGTAAAGGTTTCGGAAATGGCCGGTATCCCATTTTTGATTAGGCAATCCGATATTACCCGTTTCGTCGTCGGAGGGATAGAAACAAATTTCACGGTAGGTAATGCCGCCACTTGTCACGTTGCCGTTTAACATGCAATAGTATTCGGATGCGGAAACGCCAAACTCTATAACTGTCCCGTATAGCGAAAGCGTATTAGTTACGCCGTTTGTATACGGGCCTATCAGCATTGGGGCCGTGCCCGCAAGGCGTGCAATGCCGCCGGAATACTCAAGGTCGAATACACCGCCGTCGTATTCCAAACCATCCGTTAAGAATGCCCATTTGCCGATTTGCAGTTTACCGTCTTCGGCAGCGGTTAAATTCTTGAAGTTGCCCTCTGCGCCTTCAAGATAACGGACGTAAAGCGAATCGGTATCAATACGGCCGCCGTGTATGACGGTTTCGCCATCCGCGCCAAGATCGGAAGCCGTGATATAGCCGGTCAAATTGATTTTGCTTGCATCAATGGAAATCTGTTCGGCCGTCTGATTGATGGCGGATATTATGCCATCCTTTGAAACCTTTGACGTGATTTCATTGTTGATATGGTCAACTTGGAGTAGGGCATAATCAATTTTCTTTTTCGTGCTTCCTGCTAATTCGTAATTAGTGAGCATTTCGCCGGGCACTTCTGCGCCAAGCGTTGCCCGGATGCGGTCGGTCGTTTCGTAGGTCAAAAGCACGGTTTCAAAAAATTCGCCGTTCTTGCCCTGTACTGTTACAACGTCGCCCACATCCAGATACCAATCATCAACGCAGCCGGACGCAGAAAACGGGGTATACGCAAGGCCGATAATGTACGTTTGGCCGATAAACTCCGCGAAGGCTTCCCGGTCGGCTTCTGCGAAAATATTATTTTCAAGCCGCCATTCAATAACGCCATCCGCCGCCACGGCTTCCGCATCTTGATAAACAATATCGTCGTCATAGTCGGATTTACCGAGTACGACGGTATTGATCCCGCCGAATGCCGTTTCTTTCGTTAGGCTTGCATATTTGCGCTTTACGATGCGTTCCCCGGTGGCCGTGGGCTGTTTGATGCTCAATGCACCGGCGCGGGTTATATAAGCGTTTGCGCCGCCCAATTCCGCAATTTGGCGGATTATCTCGCGCTCCGACGTGCCCGCCGGAATATTCGGGGCTTCCGTCAAAATAACATCACAGCACGGGAAAGGCGTAGTATCAAAGGCCACGCCATGCCGGAACGCTATTTCTTGCGCAAATACGCCAATTGTGGTAGGGTAGGCAATTTCAAGCGGGATATATTCCACGTCGAATAATGTTGCTGCATCGTATCCCGTAAAAGTCAGGCTGTCGCCGGTATCGGAAGTTTTCACCCCGTCGGCGGTCGCTGTGAAGATGCCAAGCGGCACCCATTCAATTACGCCGTCAATTTCAAGGCCCCGGAACGCTTCAACCTTTTTCCCCACAAGATCGGGCCGCCCGTATATTTCAAACGTGCAGGATTTCGCCGGAAAGCTGCCGATAAACTCCGCAGCGCATGATACAGAAGGGAACGTTTTTAACGCCGTGTATCCGTCATAGGTCACACCGTCAACAATAATTTTTGCATGGGCCTTGCGAACAATGCCGCTTTCACTATGGGCCCGGTATGCGTCAGATATCGCCCACATAATTACACCCCATCCGGCACCATTTGAATAAATCGTAATTCAAATGGTTCACAGTAAAATGTACCATCAAGAAGCATATGGGCCGTGATTTCGTCGGATACAGGATACATTTTCCGCGTTACCCGGCCCCGTGTGCGAAGGTCGTAAAAATTTACGTTGCATTCCGCAAGGGCACGAATGCGCAAAAGCTGCGCCGCCTTCACTTCATCGACGTATTGAAAAGTGCAAGCAAGTTTCATTCGCTCCGGCAATACGTCACGGATCATTACATTTTCATCGGTCGCGCCGCTGCTTTCGCCGTCGGTCTGCGGATAGTCCCAAGACAGCCCATCACATGCGATTGTTTGGCCGTCAACGATGATTTCAAATTTTTCTGCCATGTTAGCACCTCCACAAGGGCCGTATTTCAACTTATAAGCCGCATATACGGCCCCGTTTTCGGTTTTGTAAGTAAGTGTTAGCCTAAAGCATTAAGCCGCTTGCAGGCCGTTTTTTAGGTCAACAAAAGAACCTTGCCCGCTTCCTTTTGTGCGCGGTTAATTTCCTTGATAATTACGCGGCCGTCCGGCATTGCAATTTCAAGGCGCACCACAGCGGGCCCGCCGTTCATTCCAAGTTCCTGCATGGCCTGTTTCACCTGTTCGCGGATTTTGCTTTCCGGTGCTACAATTTCACCCTCGCGGCGGTTATCACCGACAACGGCCAACTGCGGCGCATTGGCGGGCAGCCATCCGCCCTGTGCAAGATACGGAATTTTGACGAAAGGAACATACTTGTTTATTTTTTTGATAACGTTGGAGTTCACCCAAGATTTCATGTCCGAAATAACGGATTTGATTTTCAGCGAAACCGTTACCGTTTTATCCTTGAAGTTTTGAATCAAGCTGTTCCACTTGCCTTTTAATTGGCTCCAAGTCGTGCCCACCTTCGCTTTCATGGATGCGGTTTTATCCTTGATATTCTTGGTGGTATTGCTCCAAGCCCCTTTTATGTTGTTCCAAGTTGTGCCAACACGGGCCCGCATGTTGGCGGTTTTGTCTTTGATGTTTTGGGTCGTGCTCGCCCAAGCGGATTTGATGTTGTTCCAAGTTGTGCCAACTTTGGCCCGCATGGATACGGTTTTATCCTTGATGTTGTTGGTAAGGCTTTCCCAAGTTCCTTTTATGTCGCTCCATTTTTGCGTTACCTTAACTTTGGCTTCCGCAACAATGCTGTCTTTCTTGCCATCACCGGAAAACCATCCTTTGACGGTTTTCCATGCGTTGGAAATCAAGCCTTCGCCGCCAAGCAGGCCATTTTTCAAACCTTCGATACACCAACCGGCTATATCGGAAAATACGGTGCTCGGGCTATGGATGCCCAAGCCTTCTTTGATGCCATCAATAAAACCGGTGCAAAAATCGCCTACAGCGGTTTTGATTGCCTGCCATCCTTCGATGATACCGTCAACGCAAGCTTGGCCGACGTCCTTAAACCATTTTTTCACCTCGCCGAACCAATCAATGGCGTTTTCGATTGTATCAATGATTTTTCCGGGCAATTCTTCAAACCATTTTTGCGTATCGGCCCATGCTTTTTCGATTTTGCCGGGAAGGTCTTTGAACCATTGCTTTACATTGGCCAAAGTTTCTTCAATCCAATCAATGATTTTGCCGATACCTTCACCGATTTTTTTACCCGCATCAAGGCCGATTTGATACCAATCAATGGAATTGATTTTGTTTACAAGTTCGTCGAAATAGGCCCGGATTGTTTCGGGCAAGTTCTTAAACCATGCAATAACATCATCCCATGCTTTGACTATCCATTTTGAAAAATCGTCCCATGCCTGTTTACACCACGCGCAGACCTCTTCCCAATTAAGGGCAAGAAGCACAATAGCCGCAATTACTGCCGCAACGGCCGCAATGATGGCGGCAAGGGCTCCGGCACTAATACCCAAAGCGGCAGCCACGCCAGAAAACGCCGCGCCCAAACCGCTTATTGCGCCGGTAAACTTCCCCACGATTGCGGAGCCTTTGAAATACGTCCAAAGCTGCGAAAGTGCTGCGCTAATTGAGCCCCAAACGGTGGTTGATCCTGAAAGGGCCCCCGCGTATTTCACAAAGTCAATAACGCTTCCGGCAACTTCTAAACCCTTGAATGCAACAAATCCGCCCGCAAGCCCGGAAACGCCTGCAATGGCAATATCGGCATTGTCACCAATCCATTTAAGCGCATCACCGAGCGCATACAAGGAATCGACAATAACGCCGCCCGTCCATTCTGCAATAGGTTTCAAGAAATTTTGCCACAGCCAATCAAGGGCGGGCCCAACTTCTTCAAGTATTCCGTCGATAGCTTCCAACGCGCCGCCAAGAGCATAGAAGAATGCGGGGAGCAAGTCTTCAATCGTCCATTCTGCAAGCGGAACAAGCAGATTAAAATAGGCCCATTCGAGCCCGTCCCATATTGTACCGCCAAGCCCTATAGCCGCTTCTTTAAGCCCTGCAAACGCCCGTATGAGATTGTCAAACGAAATGTTTTTAAGCGGCTCAATAAAGCGTTTAAGGGTATCACTCATGGCGGAAACTTTGCTGTCAAGTGCCTTGTCTGCGCCGGTATCCTTTACGGCCGAAGATACCGCACCGGCACCACCTACGCCGCCGCCTGCGTCGCTTCCGCTGCTGCCGCCGCTGTCCTTTGCGAAGGTTAGGCGGTTTAATTCGTCATAGGGCGCAAGGGCGCGTTTTACAGCCTTCGCCGCTGCGGTTGCTGCCTTGCCGGTGCTGCCGATGGCATCCGCCGCCCCGCTTGCGCTTTCCGCTGCGGTATCCATGCCGCTTGTGATCGTTTCCGCCGCGCCGGTGCCGCCGCCTATCTCCTGCATTTCAAGGCCGAAAACGGCAAGAAGCTGCTTAATGCGGATTATGAAATTCAAAACGGCGTTTGCTGCCGCCTGTAGGGCGGGCATAAACAGGTCAATGATAGGGATTATTACGTTGCCAATTTCGCGTTTTATTGCGGTAAACGTTGTCCCGAGTCGTTGCATTCGGCCTTGAAATGTGTTTGCTACTTTTGCAGCATCACCAAGCATATACGTGCTTTCGGCCATTATGCCGTTATACTGTGCTAACCGCTTTTCAGCAACAGAAAGGCTCATTGCCCCCTTTCCAATTGATGCGGCGTATTCTTCATACATCACGGAAAGGTTTTTTGTAATACCTGCGCTGTCGGTCAATACGGAATTTTCATTTTTCAAACCTTCCGCAAAATACCGCACGGCTTCGCCCATGCTATAACCGGCCTGCCTGTTAAACGCGGCCGTGTCTTTTGCGGCGTTCATCAAATCCTCTATTTGTTCAGTAGAAAAGCCCGCGGAAGCAAGTGTTTTGTATGCCGTTACGGCATCGGTTAGCGGTATTAAACCGTCCGAAATGTATTCATTTACAAACGCATTTGCTTCCTTGAAACTTTTCCCTTGCCCGGAAAGGATGCTGTTAAGGCCCATAAACGCGCTTTCCGCTTCCGCTGCTGCCTGCACGCTCGCCTTTGCGAATGCACCAACGGCGGCAACGCTTAACGCTGCGCCGATGGCTGCACCGATCCGGCCAAAGGCACCGGTAAACGATTTTTCCGCGCCTTTAACCGTGCTGTTTACTTGTTTGTTGAAACTTTTATTGTTTATGAGCGCGTCAACGTATACCGCGCCCACACTTTGCCCGGCCATTTAATCACCCCCAAGCCATTTTTGCAAAAGCCGCAAAGGCTGCCATGCCGTCAGCTTCGGCCCGGCGGGCATTCTTGGCTTCTTTGGTGGTCTTAAACTTTTGCCATTCGGTGCGGATTTTCTTTTCCTGTGCGGTCATGTTCCGAATCGTTTTCATGTCCGTTTCGGCCCTTATTCGCACAATCTCCCCTAATGGCGTTTCGTACATGATGCCGGACAACAAGCGTATATATTCCCTATACGGCAAATCTTCGCGTTCAAGCCGTATTCCGTATTGTTTGGCGAAGGATGCCACAATAAGCGGCCAATCGTAATCTTCGTCGTAGAAATACGGCTCGTTTACGCGTTTTTTGCGTTCTGCTCCAACTGCTCCACGCTTTCGCCGGTGATGATGGACATGATGCGCTTCACAAGGGTATTGAAATCACGCATGGAAATGTCGCTTTCGCAAATTTCCTTTGTGGCCTTTTCGCCAAGCACAATGGCAAGAATGCGCTCATCCTTGTCGGCTTCGTCGGCCTTTTCAAGTTCTGCCTGTACGCGCTTCATGGTGCTTCGTCGGTCGTCAATGTCGTATACCTTTTCTTCACCCTTGCGCACGGTTACGCGAATCTGCGGAAACTGTCCATCGTTATAAAGAATTACGCCGCTGTCAGTAATCATCATTTTTCATTCTTCCTTTCGTTTTTTAATAAATGAAATGGGGCGGCATTACGCCGCCCCGGAGATCATATTTTGTTTACGCGGTGGCCGCCTTGTATTCCGGCTTGCCATTAGAGACAAGGGTAAATTCAAGCGCACCAACTGCGGTAGCGTCGCCGCCCCAAATGTTGGTAATCTGTACGACGGCAGTAAAATCAAGGGTTGCCTTGTCGGGCAGGGTAATCTGCACGTCAACGAGCGCATCAACGCCGTTAGTGTTCCACATACCCGCGATAAGGTCGTTGCCCGTGTCACCATAGGAACGCTTGCCGGACATGTCAATGGTAAGGGCCTTAGACGTTGCAAGGGCCTTCTGCCAACCGCCCTCGGAAAGGCCGAACCAAGTTTCTACGCCGGTATCAACGGAAATAGTTGCGCTTTCCATGTCGGCAATGGTGTTGAAGGTGTCGCCCGTGCTGCCGTGCTTTTTAACAGTAATGCTGTTTGCATTTACAGGGTAAACAGTACCAGCCATTTATTTTGTCACTCCTTTTTAATGTAAATATCAAGTTCAACGGAGTATTCAAAAACCCCGTTGTCATCGGTGCCCAAATCAATGGGCCCGTCATAGATCGACAAGGCGAAAGCGTGCCGCCCGTCAATGGTGAATTGTGTTTCATCGAAGAATGAAAACACAGCTTCCGCCATGTCCTGCGCTGCCTGCTTGCCTTTGCCATACCTTAACAGGATGGTGACGGGGTAATGCCTATATGATTGCAAGGCCCGGCCCCCGAAAGTGTGAGCGGCGGCGCGTTGGGTACGGGAATTGTAAAAACAAATAGCCCGCTCGGCGTTATTGTCAATTTTGCCAATGGAAATAGGCTGCTCCCATCCATAGGCCGCCTTGAAATAATCCTTGATTGCCGTAAGCATTCTTTTACACCTCGCCGCTTTTCTTTAAGAAGGTTGTGAACGCCTTCCGCAAGAAATCTTTTTTTGCGCCTGTTATGTAGGTTTCAAGCCATAAGCCCTGTGCGTTGGGGTTATCATCCGTTTGGAAATTGTATTCCGGGTGGAAATATAACCGCCGTGCATATGGTGTATCGGTGACAAGCCGAACATGCCCTTTTTCTTTTTCCTTTGCGTCAACGCTCATTGATCGGTTTTGCATTTCGCCGCTGTCAAACGGCATTGTTTGCGATTGGATCAAATCCTCGCGCAGCGCATCAACGGATTTAACAAGGGCTGTTTGCATGGCCTTGTCGATGGCTTTAACCTTTGCATGATATACCTTGCTTGTTACCTTCATTTGATTTCAAACTCGGTATGGTGTACGCTTCCGTCGGGATTCCTCGGCCGGTGCCCTGCGTGTATTTCGTAGGTACGGCCGAAAATGGTTATGGTGCCATCGGAAACGGTGGGCAGGCTCGGCGCAATGTCGCCCTGTATGATTGCCTTACCGGCAAGCATTACCGCCTTTCCGTCGGCATCAATTACCCGGCGGGCATGTTCGGAAAAAATGCACTTTGCTGCAATGGTGGCGGCTTCGATGGGCCCGCCGTCTTCGCTCACTCCCTCGGCGTGTAGGATCACCGCGCAAGGCACGTTTGCAAGAGGGGTGGGGAAGGGCAGGCGGCGCACAGAAAAGGCCATTAAATCAGCCGACAACAAAGGCCGGTTTTCTTCAAGCACTCATATACAAGGCTTGCCATACCGGCCCGCGCTGCTTCCGTGTTCGCCGTGCCAACGGTTACGGAAATATCAAGCACGCTGTAAGATTGCGCCGCGATGGGCTCCGGGCCGTTTTCGTACATGAAATCGGCCTGCAAGCATGCAGCAAGTTTAATTTTCTCCTGTTGAAATGGTGTGAGCCGGTCAAAGCCAATTGCCGGAATGCGGTTAAACGTGGCCGTGTCGATGCGCTCACATGCCATTGCAAGGAATTTGGGAACGGATTCGGCGGGAATAGTCCCGCCGTATTCCGTCAGATAATAATTTGTATCGGCGTACATGGTTACGCCTCCTTTTTTGCCCTCGTCTTTTTAGGCTTCGGGGTTTCCTCCGGGGTTTCCTCCGGGGCCTTTACCGGCTCAATTTCCAACCATCCGGCAGCCTTGTAAACTCCCGCTTTGCTGTCCGGAATGGTCTTTGCAATACCGCCTTTGATCAGAATCACAGAGCGGCGGCCGCCTTGTGAACATAGATGCCCTTCGCCTTATTCGCGGGAATAATAAGGTCATGATGGCAGCGATACATTACGTCGTATGCGTCGGCTTCCTGATTTACTTCGGGCATGATAACCTTCTTGTTGTTGCGCTTGGTGATCGCTTTGCAGTAAGGCTTGGGCACGCACATAAAGTTAATAGCATGAGAAGTGCCGGTAATGGGCTCAAAGCCGCCCGCTTCCTCGCCATCCTTACCGGTAAGAAGTTTGATATTGTCAAAGAAGCGGCCCTTCGGAACAACAATAATAGGCGTCTGTCCGTCGAGCATCTTAATGCCGCGGTTTACGTTGCCGTTATTGTTTGCCACGTCAAGTCGGCGGGAAAGTTTCGTGCTGTTCTTCATGGCCTTATAGAAAGCGGTGGAAGCATAAAGCACCATGTTTTCCATCTTTACTTCGGTGTCAAGAAGATACTCCTCGCAATCGTCCCACAGCTTGAGCGCGTCCATGCTTTCTTCAAAGTCAGCGGAAACGGTATTTGCGCCGGCAGCGGAAGCCATGCGGGCAAAACGGGTTGCATCAATTTCGGGGATTTCCTTTGTGCGGACGTATTCGGTCATAACATCGCGGTAAAGATTAAACGCCGCTTCGTCATTGTCGATAACGTCAATGCGGAATTTACGGCCGCGGTCATGGGCAAGAACATACTCCACATACTCAACAGTAATAGAGCCCCGCGCATAACCGTTTTCGCGGTCATAGTCTGCCGCACCATCAAGAAGAATGTTAGGCATTTTTACCTTGTTGGTACCAACAAATTCGGTGCCGGGCTGTTCGAGAATTGCGGTCAGAGAATCGGCCGCGTAAATTTCATCAAGAATGGGCAGGAATTTCTGCGCCTTTTCTGCAAATACGTTAGGCATGTTTTACACTCCTTTTTAATTTTTTAGTCCTGCGGCTTTGCGCCACTTGGTTATTTCTTCGTCTTCGTTGTTGGTCTTGGTTTCCTTGCCGTTGCTGCCAACGACAAAGCCCACGTTACCTTCCGCCTTCGGCAAGGCTTCGGGCCACTCTTTCAGCAGCGAATCAACGGCCGCCGTCATCTTGCCCGCGTCAATGTCGCCGTTTTCGTCAGCTACGCCGGACAGGTCAAGCAGCTTTGCAAACCGGCCCGCCTTGTCAGCCGGTACACCTTTTCCAATAAGCGCAATAGTGCCCTGTGCAAGTGTTGCTTTCTGCACGGCTGCCGTATACTTCGCGTTGTCTTCTTTGGGCGGTTCGGGCGGCGTGTTCTTGGCTTTGTGTTCCGCAAGAATCTTCTTAGCGACGGCGCGGCCTTCGTCGGTCGCATCAATGCCAAGATCAGCAAGCAACTTTGCAATTGCCTTGTCGCTGTTCTTCTTGGAAATGTTGTTTACATCGGTGTCGGTGTACTTCTTTTCCTCGGCCGGTGCCGGATTGGGTGCCGGTTCCGTGGGCTGCTGCGGGTTGGTAGGGTTGGTTTCTGCCATTTTGTTAATCTCCTTTTTTGTCGGCAAAAGGTCATGCCTTTATTTCCGTGTATTCGGCCACGGTCAGCCATTGGGGCCGTGCGCCGGGAGTTGCACCCGGCAGCGGTACGAAAGGAAAGAAAGCTCCCGCCCAACTGTTTCACGGCATGAAAAAGGCCCACTATTACGGCGGGCCCAAATCCTTTGCAAATAAAAAAGCACCCGAAAAACGGATGCTTTGTTTTGTCGCTTGGAAGGCGACGTTTATTTTTCCGCGTCTTGACGATAGCGAAATTTAAGGCCGTCGTTTTCTGCGTCGGATTCGATCAACTTAGCTTTATACAGTTCGCGGCGTTCCGGGTGCTCGTCAAAAACCTTTTTAAGTTCGGGATTCTTTGAAACTTCTTCATCAATGAGCATATCAAGCCATTTTTCAAACGTCATTGCCTGTTACCTTCTAACTGTTTTTGTAGTTTTTAAGCGATCCTGTCCATTCGGCCGGGTCTTGCTGGAACAAATCATAACCTTCTTCCGGGTGAATTTCCATATCCACAAAGATTTTTCGCCGGTTTCCGTCGGTCGCGTCTTTGCCCCAGTACATTTTTGTTATTTTATAACTGCCGCCGCGCTGCAAGATCATTTCATTTTCACCCTTGCCAAACGCGCCAACGTCGGAAGCGTAGAGCATTTGTGAATCTTTCGGCGCATAGAAGTTAATCTTTAGCGGCTTTGCATTAAACATGGAGCCGCCGCCCTCGTTTACGGCCGTAGAAATGAAACTGTACATTCTGTCTTGATAGCCGATAAACTTTTGCATGTCGGCGTCCGTCATGTATTGCAGCGTTCCATAAGGAATATTCAAGAAACCTTCGATTGTTGCAAACCCTTGCCCGGATTGGAGCCATAAATCATCATCATATGTAGATTTTTCAATAAGCGTAGTAAGGCCCCTGATTTGTTCGCCCTTGCCTTCGAAATCTATCCATACTTGCTTTGGCCCAACATAAAACCTTTCTTCCCATCCGGTGCCGGATTGGCTCCACGGTTTACGGAAACCGGCAAGCGGTCTGTTATGCCCGCCGGAACCGGAGGTATATGTATAGAAGCCGTTTTGCTCCTTCGCTGTGGCCGCTTTGTGTATTGCCTTCGCTTTCGGGTCAAAATAGTTATCCGCTGCCGCAAATCCGCCGTTGTTACTGTCGAACCATAACGCCGCGTCTTTGCGATCCTGTGTATATGGATCGTCAATTAATGATAGCATTGTTTGTTTGGTTCTTTCAAGTTCATCCTTTGCCGCGTCCGCGTCTTTTTGCGCCTGTTCTGCTGCCTGTTTGGCTGCTTTCTTTTCGACTTTCTTCCTTGCAAGTTCGGCGGCCTTGTCTGCGGCTTCCTTTTCAAGCGCAAGTTTCTTCAACTCGGTATTGGTCAAATCACTATCAGAAAGTTTGATAATGGCCGCGTCGGGATCACCACCATAATATTTCGCCTGCCGCCATGCCTGCCGGGCTGCGTTATACTGCGCATCGGTATGGATGGGATACTTGCCATATTTCGCATAATACGCCTTGTCGAAGTTTGGCAACCATCCATTCGCCACGTCGTCGGCGGCATCCTTTGCCGCGTCCTTTGCATCCTTTGCGGCTTTCTTGGCTGCCTTTTCGGCTGTTTCCGCATCGGTCAATGCCTGTTTTGCCTGCTTCAAAATATCTTTCTTCGCGTTGAAATCGGCCTTTGCGGCATCATATAACGGTTCTGTCATGGCGTTATATGCATCAAGATATTCAACGTCGTTAAGAATGTCCTGTTTCAATGCGTCGATATCCGGGCCGGTTTGGCCGGAATAAAGGGCATTATAAAGTTTTTCGGTGTCGGCCTTAATCTTGGCGGCCTTTGCTTCGGCTTCCAGTTTCGCCCGGTTGTCGGCCCATGCCCTGTATTTGGCGTGTTGCTTCTGCGGTGTCGCGCTCCATTCGGGATCAACAAGGGCGTTATATGCCTTGTCATATTCGGCCTGTTCTGCGGCCGTAAGGCTCGCATAGTCGGCCTTTTCCCACTTGGTATAAAAATCATCATAGGCAACATCCATTCTTGCTTTGTTGGCCGCCTGCCATTGCTCAAATTCTTCATAGTTGCCATCCATCATTAAATCATCTTCAAGCGCGGTTATCTTTGCCATATCATCCGGCGTGAGCGAATCGCGCATATTGAGATTGTACAAATCGTGGAAGGCTTGCATTTTCTTTTTCTGCTTTTCGGCTTCGGCTGCTGCTTTCGCGGCGGCCTGCTCGGCGGCTATTTCTTCCGCTGTCTTTTCGGGCTCCTTCGGCGGCGTTGCCGGTTCCGGCTTTTTCTCGCCCCACAAATCAACGTAATAAGTGCCCAAGCCGTGGCGGCATCGGGGATGGTATAACCCGGCTTTCATGGCTTCGGACATAAGGCGCACACCCGCCCGGCTGCTTGCCGGGACGCGCTCGTAATCGTCCTTGCTGTTTTCCCATGTGCCGCCGGAATACACGTCGTCAATCAGCACCTTATTTTCGAATGGAACGCACAGCGGGCAGGCCGTGCCGTGCTTGGAGATTCGCACAAGCGTTTCGCCCAACTCCTGCCGGGCCTTTCCTTCACCCATGAGCATTGCTCGCGCTTCCGCCGTCCTTACTGCCATTTCGGCATATTCCTTGATGTTGTGCCGGGCTCCGTTCTTGTATTTGATGCACGTTAGGCCCTGTTTGGCGAAGTCGTTAATGGCAAGCTGTACGGCCTGTTTTTCGGTCATAACGCCATTTGCGGCAAACATGGCCGCCCTGTGGATCGTCTGCCGGTATGCATCGTTTATCATTCGCAGGGCGGCGTGGTTTGCTTCCTTTAGGTCATTGTTAACCGCGTCAATAAGGGCCTGTATCTTTTCATCATCCATAGAAAAAAAGCCTTCGGAAAGGTCTTTTGTCAAACCATGATTTCCGAAAAGCTCTTTATGTTTTCCCAAGATGCCAACAAGGCCCTGTTTGTATTCGTTTTGTAAGTGCTGCTTTATGTCTGCCGGTAGGTTCTTTGTGTGTTTGCCTATGATTGATTGGTTATGCTTGCGGAATTTGCGCATTTCGCGCAGCTTGGCCGCCTGCCATTGCTCCCACTCAAAGCCGTATTCCTTTTCTTCTTTCGTGTGCCGCATAAGGTTGCGCGACATGGAGGAAAGAAGGTGCGCTTCCATATCGTCGTATATTTTCCAAATGTCGTATTCGGCCATGCCGCGCCCCCTTTTGTCAGTTGTCTTTTATGCCCATCATTTTGGACAGCTTTTTTAGTCTTTCGTTTAATCCATGCGTTTCCTTGCGGCTTTCCGAAAACCCGTTTTCCAAAGCGGCAAGGCGTTCTTCAAGGGTTGGCGTGGGTTCGGTGGGCGCAGGACGGCCTTTCAGTTCTTCAATTTCGGCATCCGTCATTTTAACCCTAATACCGTTTAAAATTTTATAACCTTCCATAAACCTTCACATTTCCCCCTTTCGTAAGCGGTAAGTTGCCCCATGCGGAATTTCCGAAGCAGGCCAGCGATATTGACCTAATCAAGTCAGGTACGTCATTGGTTTCCTGCGCTTGTTGCGCAATGGTCGTATCCGCTTGACCGCCAATCACAAACGCCCTCCACACATTACCAAATACAGACAGGTTGATGGTTGAAGTGTAATTTGTCCCGGCAGCCCCATACAGAGATCTCGATGCAGTATACGAAAGCATTTTTCCTCCGTCCGTCTTTGTGCAGTCGTTTCTGCTATATATGGAGACGTACTGTACTGCATTCGGAAAGTTAGCCGATACGGTACCCGATATCACAACCATAATTTCTCTTACTTCAAATGTATTCCCGTTAACATCTTCCGTGCATTGAATCTCGCCTTCGCCTGCTACTGCCTCGTCTTCTCTCGTATAGTCGAGCAGGAGTTTCATTCCAGTTTCCGCACTCGCCCCGCCACTCGCACCCGGCGCAGTAAACAGTGCTCCTGCCGCATCCACACCAACAGGCTGCGTCATGTCATCGGTTGCCGCTACAGGCTTTACACCGCCAAGCGTGGCGGCGGATGCAACAGGCAGGACGTATGGGGCAGGTATAGGCGTATCGTCGGGCAATGCGCCAACTTCTGCGGCTGTGTATTTCGGCTTTTCGGGCTGCTTCGCCCAAGCGGAAACTGTCGGGTCGGATTCTTCCGAAACAACCGGGTTTTCCTCAAGATACTGCTTGACAGCTTCCGCGATTTGTTCCGGGTCGGCCCCCTGCAATTTGTTCAGCATATCCATAATGGCGTTGTATACATCCTTTTCGGGCTCCGCATGGGTGCCGGTTCCGCAAAGGATAGAGGGGATGCAAGGAAATGCCGCGCCGGTGGTGGTGTGAAGGTCGCCTTCATACAGGCCAATCACTACACTTTTTACATCTTTAAAAATCGGCGCGTTGCACACCGTGCCGGAAAAAGGAACGTCAATATATTCGCCGTTGTCCATTTTAAACCGGGCCGTCCGGTATCCTTCCGCGCTCCATTCGTCATCAAGATCAAACGTGATTGTATAAATATCGTTTCCGCACACAAATGCCGTACCGTCGCCGGTGGCAATTCTGCACCGAACCGTTACCGTTTTATTAAGCATGTACGCACCCCTTTTTATACGCCTAATACGTAATACGTAAACTCAGTTCCGTACATGGCACTATGTCCCACGCGGAACCCGTCATTGTAAAAAATAGCTTCAATTGCGCCCTGTTCGTTGGCTGCATATAGGCAGTTGCCGCTCCCGTCCGACAAGGCAGCCGTGCAAAATGATGCATCACTCCACAAAATAACCGCAATCGGACGCAGCGAAAGGCCCCGTACCTCAACATATGTTCCCGCGTTCATTTCGCATTCGCCCGTTGTGGTTTTGAACGCCGTTCCGCCGCCCGTTTCGATGGCTGCGATTGCTGCCGCCATTGCCGCCGGTGTATACGTTTGATCTGTGCCATTCTTGGCCCGGATCGCGTCCGCTATGGCCGCATAATTAGCATTATCGGTCGTTACAATCATCAATAACTCACCCCGTCCCCGTCCGGCAAAGCGGCCAATACGTCGGCCACAATTGCCGCCCTGTCACTTGCTGTGAAATAATCCGTTCCGCATACCGGGGAATAACCCGGCACACCCTGCGGCCCCGG